AAAAAAAATTAAGGAATTTGTAAGATATTTAAATACGTTATTGAATTATCATCACAATACTCTTCCCAAGTTTTTTCAGGTAGATAAAAACCTTCTTCATTAGGTGTTATAGAAGAATAATCAAAAGATTCTAGAACTTGTTTATAATTGTTACAAGGGGTATACATTGGATGTGCTGTTGCATTATATTTTATAAATTCTTTTATTGCATGAATAATTTGACCATGGTACAATTTTAAATCTTCTTCCCTATCAAAATTACCTGGGTCTTTATCAGTGAAAACGACTGTATCATTACTTAAAGAAACACTAGATCTATTTTTTTTTAATTTATTAAACTGTTCAGTAGTTATTGTTTTAATATTATAGATATCTAAGGATACGTTCATATTATTTTTTTGCGTATCATTTTCTGCAAATTTAAACATAGAATTTTGATCGTTAAATATTATATAGGCCATTAGAAACCTCCATCATCATAAAACGTTAAGTGCCCTGAAGATCCAGAAGTTCCAGGTTGTCCATTTCCAGGACTATTAGGATGTGTTCCACCATTACCTCCGCCTCCTGCCTCAAAGCCAACTAAATAAGTTCTGTTAGGTAAAGCATTACCGCCTGGTGTACTTCCATTAGCTCCATTTGCACCATTACCATTATAGCTACTTCCAGATCCTGCAGCTCCCCCATTAGATGTTAATAAACCTGTTACGTTAGTAACACCTCCAGCGTTACCTGCATTTCCAACTCCTGCGAAACCTGGACCACCAGTAGGTCCTGAATTACCTGCACTACCTGCCCCGCCAACGGCATAAGAATAAGGTGTGCTTGCACTCAAGTTTCCTGTAAATAAACCAAAGCCTCCTCCGCCTCCGGATCCTCCGTTATTTTGGTTAGCGTTAGGGCCACCTCGAGATGATCCACCTCCTCCTCCGCCTCCTCCCCAAGCGAAAGAATAAAATAGACTTGCATTAGCCGGACTTGTGTAGGTTCCAGAGGATGGGCCTCCGACTAAAAGTCTTGGACCAAAACCACCTCCTCCAGCAGAACCAGTAGCCGCTGAAGTAATTCTTCCTTGAGCATCAACCGTTATATCCGCTGTTGTATAAGAACCTGCTGATACAGCTGTGGCTGCTAATTGATCTGGACCAACAGCATCATCAGCGATTTTTGCTTGCGTTACTGCATCTGCATTAATTGCAGCAGTCACTACAGCATTGTCCGCTAGCTTAGCCGCAGTCACCGCATCATCTGCAATTTGTGCGGTTGAAATAGTTCCTGTAATATTTGCGGCAGCAACAGTTCCACCTAAAGTGTCTAAAGAAATTTCATTTAAATTTGTACCATCTGAATAGGCTGCATAAATTTTAGCTGCATCTAAAGTGAATCCACTTCCTGATGCAGTTTTAATTGTAAGGTTAGTTGGATTAGTTAAACCTGTTGCATCGAAGATATAAAATTTTTCTATTGAATCTGGAATTGTACAGATTGTGCTAGCAGCAATACTTGCTGTTGCAAATTTGATTACTAAATTTCTTGCGTTTGATACTGTACCATCAGTCATAGCAAGTGCTAAAGTTCCGCCACTTGAAAGGGTAACTTGTTCAAAACCCGCTACGGCTTGCTGTACTAAATTTAAATTGTTATTTGTTTTATCTCCCCATGTACCAGCGTTTTCGCCAGTGACCATAAGTTCGAGTTTAAGATCTGCCGAGTAACTTGATGTCATAAATTTTTGTCTCCTAAATAATTATATTTTACCTCATTTAAGCAGCTCTATCAACTACCGTCCAAGTATTATTTACTCCTGGGTCAACCTCAGCCCACGCAGTTATATTAAGGCTTCCAACAGAAGTTGTCAATTGTATGCCTGTTACATCTATATTTGAAGTACCATTAGCTGTAACAGAACCAATAGAACTTGTTAATTCTAAGCCTCCTACACCTATTATCTGGCCAGGTATTTCTGCATGCTGACCAAGAGTCATTGTTAATTGTTGGCCTGTTACTGTTTCAATAGTAGTTTGAATTAGGTTTATAGAACCTAATGTCATTGTAGCTTGGATACCCGTAACATCTACTGGTGTTTTAAGGCCTCCAGTAGTATTACCTTGAGATATTGTAGCTTGAATACCTGTGACATCCACATTAGCATCTCCCGATACTGTTGACACAGTTGTTAATGCATCAAGTTGATCTTCTGAAGCTAGTACAAATATATCTTGATCTATTTGAATTGAAAAAGAAGGACTTGCAAAAGTTGTTGTTAGTTGTTGACCACTAACTGGAATACTACCATCTGTGAAAGCTGTCTCATCACCAATAGAAGAAGTTAATGATATGCCTGTAACTTGTATAGAAAAATTATCACCCCAAGCCAAACTTCCCCAAGCATCTCTACCCCAACCTTCTCCAGTTAGTGTTGTGTCATCAATAGTTGCTGCTCCTGCAGTTGAAGTTAATTGTGAACCAGATACAGCAAAACCTTGTCCAGTCCTTTGTACCACACTTCCAACACCTATGGATTCTAGACTACCTGTGACTGGAACTATAACAGAAGTTCCACCGGCAGTAGATCCTTGAGTTGATGTTAATTGTAATCCAGTAAGAGTTACTTGATGATCAATTACGTGAGTTTCATTTCCAATAGTTGATTGTAGTTGTAAACCAGTGGCAGAAATATCTACCTGACCTTGGTCTCCCCAAACTCCATTACCCCATGATAATCCACCCCAAACATTTGATACAATATCAAAAATTCCACCCATGCCAATACCATGAACATAACAAAGATAATAAAAATCAGTTGTTGAGGATGGTGTTATTTCAACATAACGAGTTGTTGCGGCATTAAAGTTTGTAGTGTTTGTGTAGTTTGCTTGGTTACTTGCACCATCAAGGTAATAGGTAACTCCAGAAGAAATAATTCCAGCGGTACTTGTGTTTGTAGAAAAAATTAATGGATGGCCATCATTTGAGGCGTTACTTTGTTCAAATCTTAAAGTTCCTCCATTAACCCAAGTAACGGTACCGGGGCCTGTAGAATTTCTGGATCCGTCTAAATAAAAGACGTTTCCAGTTCCTCCGCCATATAGGTTTCCTGAAGCTACGGTTACAGTATAAGTAAGTTCTGCCATAGCTTCAGGGCCTTAAATTAAGCTATTCTTAATATAGCAGCAGAAGTAGTAAACGCAGGGAACTGAATTGTAAAAGTTCCAGATGTTGCAGTTTTATCACTTCCAAAATCTAACACAGCAACTGCATCAGTGGTATTTGAACCACCGTTAGTAGTTGTGTTGTAAATCAAAGCGCCTCTTGCCGTAAGAGTTACGTTTTGAAAAGAAAGATCAGCAAAATCAGTAATTGCTATTGAAGATGAAACTTTAACACCTTGGTTAACAAGTGCTCCACCACCAGCTGTGTAGTTTGCTGAAGTAACTTCAGTATTAGATCCACCGCCTGGATTAGTAGAGTAGTTTTCTGTTGATTTTCCTAAAGTCGCTGAACTCGTATACATCGCTAATTTATATGTGTCTGTTGATGCATCGAAATCGTGACTTCCTTGTAGTAATTCTTTTTTAAATGAATTACAAATTGCGTTTGTTGTTATTGCCATAATTATTCTCCTATTAATTTGTGTTTGGAGTCGGTGAAGCAACCTGTATTCTAGGTACACCATCATCATACTCCGCTCGTCTTCTTCTACCCATTTGTTGTAGGGCAAAATTCTGTACTTCCTCATTGTACTTCTTTTCATACAGATTGTACATATCCATAGGACCTTTTAAAAATCTAAAAGCTTCCGATAAAACACCATGAAGTAACATAGACTCTTGATACTTTGCTATAAAAGTTTCATTTGTTGAAGTAAATTGTGGGGGATCTTTTATATAATTTATTTGTATTTCCAAAGCAGTAGCGGGTACTGGTGCAACTAAAATATTAAAATCATCCCAGTTAGCATAGTATTTTGGAGTCCCTGTTGCTCCTGTCCCATTGAATTCTGATATATAACTTGTATCTCTTTTTTCCATAAAAGTTCTATTACCAGAACCATCAATAACTTGTACGGATCTTAAAATTAAAGAATCTGAAGGTATGGATACATATCTGTTATTAGCTGTAAAGTTAGAAGTAGCATATTTTCTAAGATCATCGTAATCAACTTTACCTGCAATATCTAATTCAACGGATCTTATAAAATCTTGAATAATTTGATCGGTCAAAACATTACTATCTACTTCAGTATAGTTTCTTACTTGTGTTAAAAAATTCGAATGTGTTATTGCCATTATGTAATACTCACTGTAACTCTTGATATTTGTAATTTTAGTTCTCGTCTTCTGTTTTGTAAAGAGGGGTCTGCTGGAGCCATTGTTGTAATATTGTTACCCTCTATAGATTTGGGTGGTGCGCCTAAAGTTATAAAAGCAAAATCTCCAGGTAAAGCTAAATCAGCAATACCTACCATCGAACCACCTGAACTTACTATTGTATCATCTTGAGGTGCCTGTGGATTTATATTAGAGATATCAGTTGGTTGTTGAAATCTTTGTGGTCTTGTGTTTTGTAATGCAATTGCATCAGCAGTAAAATGCCTACGTCTTATTTGAGGGTGTTTTGGTTCAAACTCAGAATAGTGAACTAAAGAACCATTCCACTCCTTCACCATCTCTTGGTAAGGAAACGCCATACCTGATCTGTCCGATATTGCTAAGCTTCTTCTACCAGTCGCCCATTTAGCCATAGTTAAACTCCATTAGGGTAAAAAGATTGAGGTGTAATATAAGTGGAAGCTCTTTGACCATCTTCATCCAAAGCTCTTTTAAGTTGATCTTCATATATTAATTTATTTTGTTGTACTAGTGTGGGTGCATTTTTCATTGCTAAGTAATAAGCAAGTCCTGCAACCATACAAGGTAAAAATCTAAAAACCACATCCGCATCATTTGAATATGCTCCTGCATCTTGAATTCTTTTTATAACGTAATACTTTAAAAATGTGTAAGTATTTAAATTAGGTGCTTGATACAAATATATTTTTGGTATCTCTTGTCTATCTACATAATATTGAGAGGGCTGCCCTAATGCAAGTTTATTAGGAAGAGCAGAGTAAGCAGATCTATCTATTTTTGTTAAAGCAACATCTTGAGTGTTTACAGTATTGGCTCCTGCACCAGTAGTAGAAACAAAAGCTTCTAAAACATCACTTACTGCAGAATCGACAGCATATTCAGCTTGTCCTGAAACTAATTGGTTTTCATGTAAAGCTACTTTCCATAAATGAATACCTCTGTTTGCCCACTCAGCAAACAATAAGTTAAGACTTGTTCTAGCAGATCTTAAGCTATGACCACTAGTTGTAGTCATACCGCATCTTTCGTACGCTTCCTGTATGATTTCTTCTATAGATAGGTCAAATGTAGTAGTCCCTGAAGTTGTCATTAATATCCTTTTTACGGTTATACAATTTCTTGGATTGTATCACTTTTTGACTAAACTTTGAAGACCTTAGGTTTTTTGCGATTAAGTTTGTTTTTAACTTGTAATTTTTTCTTTTTTTCACCTCTTGCACCTCTAAGCTTACCATCTATTTGCGCTGGTATTTGTCCTCTTCCTATTGCCATTATAAATCTACTGCCTTTCCTAAAATTGGTTTATATTTAGTTTTACCTTCTTCTCTGAATGCATGCAAGAACTGCTTTCTAGGCTTATCCTCAACATAACTACAATGACACCATCCACTTGAAGGTTCTCCTTTTTTATAAAACTCGAGAATCATTTGATCAAAATTAAGGTTCTTATATATCCAATCACAAAGTTCAGCATTATCAATATTAGGACATTCAAAATCAACGGCTTCCGCATCACAGTGCTGACTGTTTATTGAACTACCTATTGCAACTGACAATTCTGGAGAACGATAGCAGCTAGTGACAACTACAGGACCGAAGTGATCTCTAACAGGCTGTAAAATATTATCACACAATAATTTTAGTTTTGCTATTTGATCTGAGTTAGGATTATTATCGATGCCCTTACGAACAGCAGTGTCTGATTTAATTAACTCTTGAAGAGTAAAATTACGAGAAAGGTTCATTAATAATCTAATATTTTATAATCTTGATAATAATATTCTTTAATAAAATTGACTTGTTTTTTATTTAAAATTACTTCTTCTTTATCAACCTTTTCTGATTTATCATAAATAACATCTTTTTTTTCAAAATAAAAACCAAAATTTTTATACAACCAATTAAAAAAATCTTTATCTAAATTGTTTTCAAATTTCCACAAAAAAGTATTTTTTGTAATAAAATTTACTTGTGGTAAAAACCAATTACAATTAGAAGATATAATTTGTTTACTTACATAATTTACAAAATTATTCTTACTGTAAAATATTTTATCTAAATCAGAAACATGTTTTTTTAAAAGTGATTGAAACCTACTTACTGGATCTCTTATTATTGTAAAACAATTTGCAGTTCCTTCAAATAAAAGTGTGTAATCAGGATAGGCAAGATGAGGCATTTCTATTTCTTTGTTTTTTGTTTTTATTGTATAAAAATAATTAAACTTAACATCATAATTATTTTCACGAAAAAGTTTTGTAAGAAATCTACCACCTGTTCTTGGTATATGCACGAAATACACAGAATTATTTATTAATGGCATTATTTTTTTTATACTATGTTAATATAAGTTTTACAATAAAGATTCACTATTTACCTCTAACGGAATCGATGAAATTGTAGACTCTTCCGAATTGCTTATCTATAGACATCAAGTCAGACTGGATCATAGCTACGATTAACTGAAGTTCTATAAGCGTGACCAGGGTCCATGTAGCAAGTCCCATTAGTATTGTACCAAGTAATGCAATCAAAGCTGTGTTAGTTTTTCTACTCATCTTTTGGTTTTGGTAATGGCATTATAAAATCTTTTGGTGGTTTTTTTAATTTCTCACCCATTAATTTTACATCTGGGTTTTCTTCTTTGTATTTATCTTTCATAGAATCCCACAAACTTCTACCATCTGCAGGTCTGTTATCTAATTTTACAGGAGTAACACCCCTACACTTTGATACCAATAAATTAAAATTTTCATTATATGCAAGACTAGGATTAGCATTAACTCGACCACACATTTTCATCAATTCTAATTGTTGTTTGATTGCTACGTTTTCTTTTATAGTTTTACAATCTACACCTAAATATTTTCTGTATGTAAAACTTAATCTATAATTATCATCGTCATTACGATAATTAT